TTTGACGATATACCCTGCGTGTCGTAGTCTTAACGACAGTACGTGCGTAGTTATCGATGCGCCAGTTCTTCCCGCCTCGGTCTTTAAAACCTCTAAAACCAACTTCTTGCCATTTCATGATAGTCTCAGCGATTGCCTTGTCCGGTGTTGCTACACCAGTTGCAACTTTAGCAACTGTTTCCTTGGCGATATTACGATAAACCTTGTTAACGACGTTAGGCAACGTTGTATTGATTAAATTACCAATATCACCACTTGCTTGCTCTATATAGGCTTCTAGTTGTTTCTGTACATGGCTTGTATCAAAGTGAGGATCTTTATTCAGATCCTCCAAGAGTTGGCTCTTAGTGTCCGTGTATATTTTTAGGCCTTCGCCCTCAATGACATTCCTTAGTTGCTTTTCCGTGATATCCGTATACTTAGATATCACTTTAAGATTGTGTTCGTTGAGGACGTGCATCTGATTGAGTTTCTCTAGTTGCCAAATGTAAGGATTGTCTGTAAGTGAAGTTGTACCACGTTCCAGAAGCCTATCCACCATCTGCTCAAAGAGTTCGACAGTTAACTTATGATAGAGATCAGCAAGACGACTCGATCCAAGTTCTAACTGTTCGTCATTAAATTGTATCGGCAGCCTCTTGCTCATTCCTTATCATTCTCCGTAAATTTCAATATCTGTTGTATCACGTTCAGAGTTGGCAGTAGCCATCGTTTCGTTGTTAATGCGTTGCACCATCCGATCAGCTTCTTCTTCTGTCAGCTTCAAAGCACGTTGAATTGCTGTCCGACGATCAACCAGGCCACTTGCAAGAGCTTTCGTCCAGTATTCTAACTCATTGTTGCGATCGGTAAATACACCATCGTCCAGGTTAACACTGATCTGTTCCATTTCTGGAATAGAACCGCTGTAAAAATCGTAGAGCGAACCGAGTTCGCAAATCGAAATAACCAACTCTTTCAAAGACTGCTCGACCAAAGACACAAGACTATTGCGCATTTGGTAAGTGTCTGAGTTTTCACTTACAATCTCTGTCGCAGTTTTCATGCTTTTGCCATCAAAACTAAACATACCAGCAGATACACCAATCTGCATTTCAAAGAGTGACAACCCCTCGTTGATAGCTTTAATGTAGTCCTCTGACCGAATAGGAGTCGTTAGGTCTGTGATGTTAATAGATCCGTCAAGGCTCCCTGTATCAAACTTCTCGTATACATTTTGATTAGGATCAAACTTGCGTGTGACTGTGACTTTCTCATTGCGTGAGTTAAACTCTGTACGTACTGTCTGTTCTGGAACTGCTACCCTACGCTGTCCCATCTTGACCTCCCACTTGAATTCGTCATAAGTGGTGTTGATAAAGTCGATTGTACTCTTAGCATTATCAAAGATAGACAGGCCTAAAGGACTGTTAATGTCTTTGTTATTCATGCCAGCAGTCTTTAAGTAAGTGAATAGCGGACGACTCAACCCTTTAATTGTCGTTGTTTCATCTAACTCCTCGTAGAGTTCAGACAATGGCACACGATCACCCACTCGATCCTTAACCTCTGATCTGTAGAGTTCATTAGTGATTGTATATTCCTCTTCATTCTTCCACTCATGGAATTCAATCAAAGTATAATATACATTCTTTTGTCCCTCTGACTTGATTGTTTTGGTAACAATAGCAGCACTCGATACATCTTGCGTATTAGATCGCATAGGCAAGAATACAGGAGCTTGTACGAATGCAATTTTGATTTTATCACCATCAACATAAGGCCGCATGGCAAGTCCACCCAGGGCAAGACAGCTCTCAAAATAACGCTCGAAGTTCTTATTAAAGCGGTCGTTCAGCAACACGCTTTGCACGTACTCGTTAGCATCACTTACAGTTTCATCTACTGTGATTGTAGCCTGTTCATTATATACAAGGCTTGCAATCTTCTTTGCTGCAGTCCGTCCGATTGGTAAATGATTGAATGGTCGTTTAACCATGTCGCCATTTGTATTCATGAACTCCACATCATCCCACTTGGACTGATAATATCGTAGATTGCGCATAATGCGGTCGTATTCTTCTTTACTTACTGCGATTCGTGGGTGTTCCGTGATATTGCCTAGCGATTGTTGTTGCATCGCATATTGTCCTCTCTTAAATATATTTACTATTCGTTGTATAATTCCCATTTAAATTAAACCTTTAAATTTAGATAACGTGCATTGTCTATTACAAAATACTGAAACGCATCACACGTATGGTCATCTTCCTTGATAACTTTGGGATCATCATTCATGATTGACTTTTCTTCCCATTGGTACTTTTTATGCTCCTCTACAAAATACTTGAGATTGTTTTCTGTCGGTAAATAAAAAAAGCGCCCTTCTGCCAGAAGTGACTGCACGTACTCGGTCATGACTATTTTCTTTTTCTTTGCCACTGGATGCCAGCGCACGCCATAGTCTTCATAGTATTGATTTCTCAATGCTCCCTCCGCACTATCTATTGTCATGTTCAAAATAGGCGCATTAGGAAAACGCCTTGCTTTCGCTTCCAAGTAATCATGCAACTCTTTCGACAAGATGCTTGGTGCTTTTTTGTACGTCTTACCCGCTGGACTGTAATAGTAGTTATCAATTAGATAAACCCTATCAGCGCTTGTCATAACCAAATGCAAACAAGTTGTAGCAGATTGTTGGTGCCCACTATCGACTGCAAAGAATTGACCAATTACACGCTCATTGTCTGGTACTTTATCAATCTCTTTGAACAATTCCATGTTGTAGACATTCGTACCAAGGCCGACTGGCTCTCCCAGGTAAATATACCTGTAGTAGTCGTAGTCGTTCTCTTTAATACGCTCGATATCTTCCAGCATTTGCTCTGTGACAAATCCAAGTTCGTCATCTAAATAAGACGATGAATGCACAAGATAATTCTCGTTATTTTTTAGTTCCTCTGCCCACTCATTGATCCAGCTATATGGATTGCGGGGCGGATTGTAAGACCAGAAGAATTTGACGAAGGCAACGTCTGGGTGCTTCTGTCGCATAAAGGTCACATTTGACTGGTCAAAGTCTTCTTTGTTAGCAAATTCTGCAGCTTCCTCGTACCAGACCGCTATAATATTCCCGATGTCATTTGACTTTAGCTTTTGGAAATCGTCCTGGCCGTAAAAATAGAAGCAAGACCCTGTAACCGTGTCCTGTATTTTAAAAGGTGATACGGTAGCCTTGAACCGTCCAGATAATCCAAACTTATTCAAAGCCCATTGTATTTTTAAAAAGACACTATCTCGAATAGTGTTCCCAACCTTACGAATAACGACTACATTCGCTTTTTTACCAGAGATGAGAAACGGGATCATCATATAGACCAGTAGCAAGGCTATCACTGAAGACTTGAAAGAGTTACGACCACCTTTCAACACATTATAAGGCTTGCTGGTAGTCCAGACGCTTTTAAAATGTGGATTGATGTTCTTTTGGATCTTAACTTCCATCTTTTGCCCACTCGTCCACAATTGTGATATTTAAGTCTGAAACCATTCCTTGATCCATCTGCGCTCTTAATTTCTCTATTTCGAGTTCCAATTTCTCGGCTTGCTTGGCTGTTGGGTATCGTTTCAATAGTTCTTGAATTGCCTTGATAACCGTTGCATTATCAGCCTTTTTCGTGAGCCTGCGAACCTCACCAGTCGTAGGGTCCATCATTAAGACCTCTTCGTCACGTTTCCCTCTTGCTATGTCAGATAGGATACTTAGAGCTTCTTCTGCGCTCATGATGTTCTTAGCTTGCAATTCAGCCATCTTTTCGTCCAGGTAGGCCTTGACTTCAAGTTTTTTCAAGTTTTGGCCAGCTATCCTACCAGCGGTTTTCTCACTGTATCCAGCTTTGATTGCTGCTTGAGTGGCATTGCCAGAGATGATGTACTCATCTACGAATCGTTGTTGTCTCATTGACAATTTGGCGATTTTCCATCACCCCTTTCTAAAGCAAAATAAAAAAGCCGACCAGTGCCGACTCTTTCGAGATTAAAAAATAAGGAGACTTTACAATGATTTTAACTAACCGTTAATGTTTTTTAACCTCAATAACATAATACCACTTTAAAAGTCCCAAAAAGTTCAAAAGGTCTCATAATTTAGCTTCAAGGTGTTCGATTGCAGATTTTTTCACACGGTGAAAAGTTGTCCTTGAACAATTCACTTTCCGCATCACTTCAAATCGACTACAGCCGTTGATATAATACCAGCGCACGATGATGTTTTCTAGTGGATTTTCTAATGACTCAATGGCTTGTAC